CAACTACTTCACCACCCGGTGGAGGAGTTGGGACTACGACATCTAGGGATACGGTTTATCCGTACCTTAAGACGTATAGTCGCAAATATCAACGTCGCGTTGATATTGGTCAGTTAGATGGTGTGAAATCCTTTGGCTTTTATCAGACTAATTTGTCTGATTTCCAAAGTAAAATCCTAGGCTCTCTGTTCTCACAGAGGCTCTAGTCCATGAACGCAGTGATGCGTCCAAACCCTTAGAAGGAGTCTTTCCATGTTTGTCGATCCTATTGCTGTTGATGCCAATGCTCCGAACCCCGCTTTGAATCTTTCTGTGATTCGCAGCGATGGCTACGGTGCGGAAAGGCGTGATACCTCTGGCCTTTACGGCCTGATTATCAATCACAGCACGAGTAAGAACGGCGACCGTCATTATCTCAAGTTGAGTAAGACGGTTGACGCTACTAACCCGTACAGTGGTCTCGTTTCGCCGCAATCTGCGTCGATTTCGATCGCTATTTCCAAACCTGCATTTGGTTTCTCAGATGCCCATATTGGGAATCTGTGGACCGCGGTGCAGGACGTACTGGCAGCGGATGGTGTTTCTTTCGCCGGCCTGGTCGAATTCCAGTCGTGAACAAGACTGGTATCCTCCTGGTTGTTGTTGTCTTCTTGATACTTTGTATCGAGATCACAACAGCAGCGATTATACACCTATCTCAGCACCCTACCATACTACAATAATCTCGTAGTATGTGAGGGGGATTGTCGCATGGGCTGGAATGTCAACCTCATGGAGGTAACATGAAAAGTCCAGTGACTCTCCTTTCATATCTTCTTGACGATGTCAAGAGATATGAACCTGATGTGAAAGGCATTGATCGTGATGTTCAAACGATCAATACGCGTTTCGAACACGAGGGTTATGGGTTCTTATCCATAACTCTTTCTTCCTTATGTGATGCCGTTGACAACGGTATCTCATCTGGAAGCTTTACCTGTCCCTCGGCCTTTGCAAAAAGGCGCGGGGAGGCTCTCCCGAAATTTCTTTCGGGTTTGCTCTGTAAAGTGTTCGATCCTAAAACTGGCCATCTCCTTGATGAGCCCTCATGTAGTGCCGTTAAAGCTCTACGCGAGGTTTTGCGTCTCTTCAAGAAGGTTAAGCTATCGCCGAAGCGTTCAGTTATTCTTGAACGTGAAGCTATAGCTAAATTCTTAAATACTGATAACTTCATCAGAAGCCATAGTTATGACTCTGATAAAACTCAGTTTTTAAGAGCTGTTTGTTCAGTAATACTACCAGATCTTGATGGATTTGATAGTAAGACATTACTTTACAAACACGGGCCAGGCGGTGTTGCTGAGAAACTGAAGGCTAACTCTAAATGGGTTAACCTTCATGAGGCCCTAAAAAATAATGGGTCTCTTGCATTCCTTATGGGATACGATGTTGGTACTTTTAACGGTACCACTATCGTTGATCACGATAATTCTTACAAGGGCTTGCCCTTGTTCGAGTCATACGTGTTCCATAGGAACAGTTCTCAACAATATGCTTCTGAAGGCATTGCTAAGCTTATAACCGTCCCTAAAGATTCTACATCCTTAAGGACGATCACTGCTGAACCTGTTGTAAAACAGTTCTATCAGCAGGGACTCAACACTTATCTGAGGGATTCTATACTCAGATGTAATGTTTTGTCTAATTGCTTAGCATTATCCGACCAGAGCAAGAACCAAGTTCTTGCTATGGAAGGATCCCTTAACGACAAATATTCGACTCTTGACTTGTCTAGTGCTAGCGACTTGCTATCCGTTGATCTGGTTAGCATTGTCTTTAGTACTAAGCCTGTGTTCCTTGAACACATGCTCAAGAGCCGTTCGCCATTCGTATCCATCAGTAATGATGTTTACGAATTAGCGAAGTTTGCCGGAATGGGTAACGCTTTAACATTCCCGGTACAGAGTGTAACATTCGCAACTCTTGCGATTGCTGCTATTCTGTGGACGGAAGGTAAAGAACCTTCCTACGTGAATGTTAAGCGTGCCTCCAGGAAGGTACGAGTCTATGGCGATGATATCATCGTTGACTCGCACCATTCTCATCAGGTCTGCGAGTGGCTCACCTCTTTTGGTCTTAAAGTCAACCAAAAGAAGTCATTCCTTAAAGGAAACTTTAAGGAATCTTGTGGTGTCGATGCGTTTAAAGGAGTCGATGTGACTCCCGTATACCTTCGATATGAGCCACTTATATCCGCTAGAGACCCAGAGAAGATCGCTTCCTTAGTGTCAACCTCTAACCAACTTTGGTTCAAAGGCTTGCATAAGGCTGCAGAGTATTTACGTTCAATAGTTGATGCTTTTATTAAGCTTCCGCTAGTGTCCGTAAATAGTTCTTCCTTGG